GTATCAACATAGTTTAGCCGCTTAAGGCGAACTATGCCCTAGAGCCTTCCTCGAATGCCGGGAGTCAAGTGTAAGTCAAGCGTGAGTCAACTTAACCGTTGGTGATGCCATACACCATAAAAGAAACACCCCCGACAGGGTTTTAATCTGCCGAGGGTGTACCCAAACTATGAAACGATGAAACAAAACACACGCAACCGAAGTTGAATGCGAGAAAGAGCTAGACTATTCTAGCGGGTTTGTCAAGCTAAGACTGAAAGTAGCTCATCCAGCGTGGAGATGCTTCCTGCGAGCTTCATCACATCATTCGATGATTCTGCTTGGCGAAAGTCACCAAAGAACTTCTCACGCTCATCGTGGATAAACTGAAGGATGGCGGCATATTCCTCACGGTCACGGAGGGCTTCTACGGCGGTCTGGATGGTTGGTTTCGGTATTGGTGTCATAGTGGTGTTAGATTGAAGAGTCACCTAGTTCACAGCGTCCTGTGCGTTCATGCGTTGATTCGCAATAGATCCATTGTTAAGAGGGATGTCTGATGAAGTTGGATTAGATTGGCGGCCCGTTAACTCGGAAGCGGATTTGGAATCCGATGACCGTCCCCATTTGATCACGGCTCGACGGGCCAAGCGAGCATAGCTATGGGAATTGACCTTGTTAGGATAGTATTACTTCTTCTTCATGCCCATAGCAGACATGATTGATTGTGTGATAGTTGGTTTGGACGCTTTGTCAATCGCTTCAAGTTTAGATTCAATGTTATTGGCTTGCTTAATTACATCTTGGCCCACCTTGGGAACATTTGAGTCACCGCCAATAATCCTTGAAACAATCGTCTGCCTAAAAGCCTTGTCATCGTTGAGATATGCTTGCCCAGCCTCCATGCCCTTAAATTGTTCTTCTCTCCACTTTTGCATGGCTGGGGTGATTTTGAACTTGGGATCGTATTCGTTCTCGTTCATCCAATGCCTAGACGCTTCGAGCTTTACCAATGCATTCTGCCCTTGAGGGTTGTTTTTATAATAGTATGGATTAGGAACAATGCTTGATGGTTGGCCTTGACCTTGTCCCGGTGGATTGTATTTACCGCCCCATGCCATTCCACCAACATTTTCACCAGCCCCCTTAAAGTAATCCATTAAACCAAGGCTTTGCGCCGAGACTACTGGATAGCCAGCATAGCTCGTAAGCCTAGGTTGATTGTATGTCTCCCTAGTTTTCTGGTAAGCTTGTGACAGAAGATTAGGCATTGTTACTTGCGCTTGGCTGTCTTTTTAGGCGCACGGCTCATCTTGATCTCAATCTCGACATAGCCTTTACCTTTGCCTTTGCCTTTACGCTCCATCTTTTCGTGGCCGCAGCCATTTGATTTACCTTTTTTCATAAGTTATCCTTGTTCCATTCCTTGGGTTGTCACGCCGCCCATTTGAGCTGGGGCTGTGCCGATGCGACCGATCTCTGCGTTCTGCATTTGTTGAAGCTGGAACTGGTATTGCTCCATATATTTCTGAAGCCTTGCACCAAATGCCTCGTCCTGCTGTGCGCGTTGCATAATGTCTGGTTGCTGGACATAGGCTTGGATCATCTGCATTGCCATCTGTGCGCCATTGGGCTGGGCAGGAACCTCGATGCCAGCGAAGATCTTAGCAAGGTCATCTGTAACATTCTTGGCGACCTTTTGTTGAGCCTCCTCAGCGGGTTGTAGGACATAGTCAGCAAAGATTGGATTGATGCTGGATGCCGTGAACTCAAGCAACTTATTCACATCCATGATGCCATTCCGGTCGAGTTGAACCAATGACACCATGTTCTTGAGCTGCGTTTCGGCAGTCTCTGGATCGTTGCTTTGTGAGTCGAAGTTAACCACAATGCTAAAGTTCTCATCAGCCGAACCCTTGGTCATCACCTGTGGGTTGGGATTGCCAGTTACTTGGAAGAACACCTCATCTGGCCCCATGCGTTGATACAACTTCCATGCCATGTTAAGCACATCGCGGACATGATCCAAGAACTTGGACACCACGAATTGCTGGCGGGAGGCAGAGATTGGGTTAGACATATCCAGACCAACGGCACGATCTGCCTGTGCGGTCATGGACACCTCAACCTCAATAGAGCCATTGTCTGCTGGAGGAGGTGGCCCCCATTGGATCTCACCCAAACGACGATACGGAACCCTTACGCCTGGCCCCCAATCAGAGGGAGGACGACCAGCCGGGTGCAGCAGTGGAGGCAGAGTAGCCAGAGAAGCACGATCAATACGAGAATCACGCTCGGTCTTGATTTGCATTTGTGCTCCACGGAGGATGTCCGAGAAAGTCTGGGTTTCGTAGACTCGCTTTTGGCTGTTCGATAAGCGCGTAACCACAAAGGGGTAGTCGTCATATCCGTTAAGAAGTTCGTGTTTGGCAAAGCCTTCGGTGGTTGGGTGAAAAACGGTACAGTAGATGCCCTCAGAGCCATCTTCCTCGTCGATCAAACGCTGGTAGCCATAGACCACCATAACAAGGTCATTATCGTCCGTGATAGGCAAGCGGTCGATTGTCTTGAGCTTCTCGCCGTCAAGGTACATGGAGTCTTTACCACGGAGTCGGTCGATAGCATTCTCAACCCAGTCGGCATCCCAGCCTTCGGATACAACCTTCTTCTCAAGCTCTTGAGCCGTAAGGAATGTACGCCAGAATACATAAGGGGCGCGCTGGGGATCGGTCACATACGATGGGAAAAGAACCTCGCCATCAGGGGCGCATGAGTAAACTACTGGGCAATCTACCGATGTACGAGGAACAGAGACTTCAGCCAGACCTTTCTTGCGAAGATCCATAATGGCTCTTTTGGCGCGTTTTGACGAAAGATCGGGGAATGCCGTCTGAAGCATACCGAATACCATCTCGTCATCAGCCCCACTAACAATAAGTTCCGCTAGATCGGGGGAGACTTGTGCGATTTCCTCGATGGATACCTGTTGCAAATATGTCCTTTTTTCACGCTTCCATCCGACATACGACACCATCAGCCCCTTCTCTAGCAGATAATTAGCACCCAATTCCATCTGTTGGCGGAAGTTTGGGATATAGGTGGAACGCATCCATTTAAGGAATCCAGACACCATTGAGGCGCGGGGCATAGATGCCATAGAAGTCGGGAACGCCTTGATGTGGGAACGCTGCAGGGCTTGGTCTAGAATGGCCACAAATGCGTCTATACGCTCTCCGACGACATTAACCTCAATATCACTCGCCCCCTGCCAAGGAAAGGCATTTGCGCCCTGTTTACGGAGGTCGTCAGACTTGCCGGCCCAAAGGTTGCGGCGGTCATCATACGAGCGCAGACACGCTTCAAAATACTCCTCCAGATCAATAAGGCACTTGTCGTAGGCATCAGCCAACGCCATGACATTAGGGCCGTCCTCGGCGTAGATCATCGACTCTTCTTGCTCTTCTGTTGGTGCGCTCATGATGGCATATATTCGTAAAACTCTTCGCCTACTTCGGGGCGTATCATAACAACTTTTATAGGTTTGCCAACTAGTTTGTGCGATACCCTAGGTGGAGCTTTAACTGGGACTGCTTCTCCGTCCATGCGAACCATTACCCAACTAGGGTTTGGGCATTTGCGGATTACTAGATAATCGCCCTCATAGGTGGTATTATCTTGAGGTTCCACGGGGAAATCAAGGGTTTCTGGCTTAGCTTTTGGCGGTCTGCCACGCTTTACTGCTTTCTTAGTTGGTGCTGTTTTCATGGTTTGGTCTAGATTTCATGTATCGAATGGCGTGTTCAAGAGTCTCAATCTCCTCTGTAAGTCTGGGGGTTGATCCTATTTTCTCGGCTTTAACCCTTTTGAAGTAGGCTTCCTTTAGGCAGTCGATGATAAGCTCCTCGGCAACTATCGGCTTTTTTGCGGTTTTCATGTTTTGCTAGTAGCCTCCTGCTCCCTGTCTTGTAGCAAGATTTCTGGTTTCGTCAACATGATCTATTCCAGCAATGGCGGCGTAACGCAGAACATCGACTGGGTCTTTCCATGCTTCCTTCAAGCCCCCGTCACCCGTGTATTCACTCAAGGCTTGGATAATGTTCTCGCACTCGGAAGAGACATAGAAATGCGGTCGGTTGACAGAATCTGACGGGATAGTTGTATCAAATGCCATTTTCCCGATCAAAGCCTGCAACCCATCGTCAATGTCTAACCCTGGAGCTGGTATGCAAACCATGCCAGAATCGTTCAAATCCTCGATAATACTACTAGCTCCGTCCGCAGACTGGTACTTTGCCGCTCCAAGCCGAGGGTCAATCAGCCTCTCAAAGACCTTCTCGTCACCCTCAAGATCGGTAATCAAGTCCATGTAGTCACGAATACCAAAACCCTGTCCTTTAGCCCCTTGTCCCGGCATCCACTTACCACCTTTCCACTCAGCCCAGTCGCCTACATCGACACCCGGCCACTCACGATATACCCAAAATGTACCAGACGCATCCACAGCAATCCAAGCCATAAACCAGTTCTTCGCACCCGCTGGGTCAATGATGTGATAGCGAGTAACATTCGTAGTTGGGATCTCTGATGGCTGGACAACATTGACTTCTTTATTGAACTTGGGAAACTTGGTGGCGTGGGACTTAACTGGAACCCCGTACGCGCGAATTAGGATCTCCTCCCGAGGCCTTCCAACCAAAGTCTCCTTAATTCGCTCGTAGCCACCGAAAGGGTTGTCCTTGGAATGGAAGTAATGGACGCTGGCATTGCGCTTCTTACTCCTTTGGACATAGGGGACAAGCTCGCCGTTGAGCAGCTCAGCCTCGACGCTCTGGACGCTTGTAGCACCATCTAAGTATTCCTTAATAACTTCCGTCCACCCGTCAATCGGGGTGAATGTCACCAGCATCTTGGAGTTGCGGGTAGCAAGACGGAAGCGCAAGGTGTCAATAAGCTCGTTTCCTAGAAGGTACTCGTCCAACCATACCCCGATGTTATGCCACTGGGGGTCACGGCTACCAAGCTCCGCACCTTCTAGGATAGTTGGGTTGTTCTGATACTGAGAGTAGGTCTTGAAGATAATCTGCGAAGCATTGGGCAGGATCAACGAGTTGTCTGTAAACCCGTTCTTCTTCGTGTACGAGATGTAAGCATTAGCCGAGGTTTGCTTTGTCCTCATTTCATGCGGCAACCAGTTCCATACTGCGCTTTGTTGCTGGCGGATGCTTACCTCCGAGGTCTGAGCAAAACAGAAGATCTCCGACTTTGGGTTTTCGATGGCAGCTTTGACAACACAGTAAGAACCCCACGCAGTTTTGCCGCTGCGATTTCCCCCAAGTGCCAGAACCTCAGAGACTTGCGACAATTGCTCTTCAGCCTTCTCCCAGTGCGGAAGCCTGAACCCGTAGCGAAATGGATCTTTCTCAGCGTTATCAATCGCCTCATGGTAAATCCGATGAAGCTCAATGAGATCATCTGGCTCCATCAAGGCTACCTCGTCATCGCTGGGAGGCTGAAGGATTGGATGTTTGCGCCACTGCATTACTCTACGATTTCGGCTTCTACCGCTTGAGCTTTGACTTTATTGGCAATCCTAGACTTTGCCTCTGCGATCATCTTGGCGGCATCATCAATAGACGGCCCCTTGCGATGCTCGACAATGGTACTTGCCATG